CTGGAAAGTTGTTATAACTAATTAAATTAACTAAGGCAAACTCCAATTTTTAACACAGGTTATTGTAATTCCTGTACTACTTTTCTTGGAGTACCACCCTCATGGAAGGTCTATTCAGACATCCAGATCCACTCGACCCTTTATTGGGTTGTTATAACACGGAAGTATCTTATGATGTACCGTGCAAATATGAACCGGAGGTCACACCGGTTAGGGATCATTATTTCGACCACGCAAACGTCATAAGGGCTAAGCGTGGTGTCCGCGGTGGATACTACCCTCACACGCGGAATTCACAGAGAGTTCCCGGAATTGACAATGAAGAGTATGATGAGCTTTTGGCTTTGATGCGCATCACTTTTGTCAATAGGTCGGCGACGCCGACTTTTAAGAAGAAGTTCATTGATGAGGTTGAGACGCGGTTCCTTGAGCGTACGGCTGAGAACTCCTTAAAGCCCCAGATTCGTTTGAGGTATATGGCGGCGTTGTGGCACGATTTTATGACCGTGCCGAGCGAGTTGGACATGGTTGGCGCTTATGCGTTGACTGTTGAACAGCAAATGGGAATGGAATTGAGAGAGGCACTGATTGCTCATAAAGTTGACAATCAACTAACTGTGTTACAACGGTTAGGCGTGGTATGTAGCTTCGGGATTTGGCGACCGCTGAGTTCCGTGGCTAGGCTCCCCGAAGATTAGGGGGGCCTCGTGCGGTTTGGTGGGCGGTGTACCTGTTCTGGAGCGCGATTCGCGGACTTTTGTTCGTATGTTACGCAGCTAGGGACAGATCGCTTCAAACTGCATGTAGGACCACGGTGTGGTGGACGGGGGGTCTTGGGTGTCACATTGGGAGGGAGAGCCTTCAGTGACGACTTGTACATATACGAGATGTGTGCGCACAACCTTGTTGATGCGCTTGTCAATAGGCTGTTCAAGCCGGCAAAATCGGCAGAGAAAATGGTGCGTAAAGACGCGCCCCAGTGGATGATTATGGCTGGTGTGGCGCGTAGAATGGGACGTAAGCTTAGGTTTATGGATCCCATGAAGGAG